CACAAACAATAGGAGAATACTAATCGTGTCAAAGGCAAAAGTAACAGACGTCACAGGACGTCAGCGTGAAGCTCAAATTAAAGCCCACGCAGAAGAACTTGCAGAACGTGCAGGTCAAATTTCAATGGCTACAGCTGAAGCTGCAGCTAAGCTAGAAACAGAAGTCATGGATCTAACCAATCCAAATGCCGTAGCAACCGTTATTGATGAGGTTGAAACCGTAGGCGTAAGTCTTGCAGACGATACACAGGTTATTCGTGTCGCTGAAGACCTAGATTTTGTAACTATCGGCGTAGGAAATCACTATTCCTTTAAAGCCGGACAGAAGTACAAGGTATCTAAGCATGTTGCTCAGCACTTGCAAGAAAAGGGTTACCTGTACGACAGGCTCTAAAAAGCCTAATATCTAGATCGCCCTCGTAGACAACCGCCCTCCTGTCTACGAGGGCCCTTAACGTTTGTCCTGACTTATAACGGTAATCACGAGATTATATTGCTATAGAAATTACCGGAGGAGAACAGTGGCAACACTCGCAGCGCTTTCTGGTCGTCTTAGATCTGAACTAGGCGATATGGGCCGTAGTTTTGAAGAAACCTTCGTAGGTGACGGACAAACTACCCGCTATCAATTAACTAATGCTCCTGTAAAAGGATCCTCCCTGGTAATTAAGGCCGGGGCAGTTAATGTATCTAATACCACCTCCGTAGAAGAAATTACGGGCATGCTTATTTTGGCAGTCCCACCAGCAGACGGAGCTATTCTTACTGTCTCAGGCACTATGTACAAGTATTTTACAGATGCTGAAATAGAGACGTACGTCAACACAGCTTTTCTAGAGCACGCTAGAACAACTACAGACTCCAATGGAAGTAAGGCAACTATGTTGTCTTTGCCAGCCATTGATGAATACCCCCTAGTTCTTTTAGCATCTACCATGGCTCTTTATACCTTAGCTACCGACGCATCATTTGATATTGACATCATCTCTCCTGACGGAGTTTCTATCCCACGTTCAGAGCGTTTTCGTCAGCTATCAGAAATAGTTACCGCCCGTAAAGAGCAATACCGTGAGCTGTGCAACATGCTTGGTCTTGGTATGTATAAGATTGAAGTATTTAACCTTCGCCGTATTAGTCGCCTAACAAATAAGCTGATCCCTATCTATCGCCCTCAAGAAATTGACGATGCTTCCCTACCTCAACGTGTTCGTTTGTCTATCCCAAACTATGGCGATATTACTCCAGAGAGCGAAGTAATCAACCGCGATCTCTCCATGTACTCAGGAGATGACTTCAGCATCAAACTTAAGTTCTCTATTGATCTTGCAAACTTTACTCCAAAGTCAGAGATCCGCTTATTCAACACTGGTGGCAGAGCTCAAGTTGGACCAGTTATTCTTGGAACGTTTACTATTCAAAAACTACAGTCCACTCCAGGTGGAATGTATGACATTGTTCAGTTAAGTCTTCCTGGATCAGTAACCGCAGAACTGCCTAAGACAGCTTATTACGATATTCAACTAACAGACAATACAACTGGCAAGGTAAGAACATACATGACCGGTAAAGTATTTACAGAGAAGCAGGTAACACTGTAATGTCTGATCCAGAGATCATTGAGATCATTGAACAACCTACAACAATAATTACTTTTGGTTCAGACCAAGCTGGAGCACAAGGGCCTATGGGTCCTCAAGGACCTACAGGACCTGCAGGTGCTACCGGTCCGACAGGACCTACTGGTGCTGCAAGCACTACTCCAGGACCAACTGGTCCAACTGGAGCAACAGGTGCTGCGTCTAACGTAACTGGTCCAACCGGTCCTACTGGAGCTACGGGTCCACAAGGTATCTCTATAAAATTTAAAGGCACCGTCGCTAATACTAATGATCTTCCTTCAAGTGGAAATCAAATTAATGATGCTTACATAGTTTCTGCTAATGAAGACTTATATGTATGGAGTGATACAACTCCACGTTCCTGGGTAAACGTTGGACAAATTGTCGGTCCACAAGGACCTACTGGTCCACAAGGACCAACTGGTGCAGACTCATACGTAACTGGACCAACAGGTGCGACTGGCCCACAAGGTATTCAAGGACCAACTGGCCCTACTGGCGCAACTGGTGCAGACTCTAATGTAACAGGACCAACAGGTCCTCAGGGAGAGCTAGGTCCTACCGGTCCTCAAGGAGAACAGGGTATTCAAGGACCGACTGGTCCACAAGGTTTGGTTGGTGACACTGGACCTATGGGTCCTCAAGGTGAACAAGGTATCCAAGGTGAACTTGGACCAACCGGACCTCAAGGTATTCAAGGAGAACAGGGCCCTACTGGCCCTATCGGATTAACTGGTGATACCGGTCCACAAGGACTTACAGGTGATACTGGGCCACAAGGTATTCAAGGTGAGCAGGGTCCAACTGGTCCTCAAGGAATTCAGGGAGAAGTTGGTCCAACAGGACCTACCGGTGCAACTGGTCAAGGTATTGAATTACTAGGAAGTTTAAATGATGAAACAGAACTTCCTCAGTTTGGTAATGAGGGTGATGCCTACATAATCTCTGGTGACCTCTACATGTGGAATAGTAATTCCAGCATATGGTTGAACACTGGAAGAGTTGAAGGACCTACTGGTCCTACCGGTGCACAAGGTGAAATTGGACCTACTGGTCCTCAAGGCGAGCAAGGTTTAACTGGTCTTGAAGGACCGCAAGGTGAACCAGGACCACAAGGACCGCAAGGTGAACAAGGATTACAAGGTGTTCAAGGAGAGGCTGGACCAACAGGGCCAGCAGGTGAAGTCGGACCTACCGGTCCTACAGGCCCAATGCCGTTTAACTTTGTTGGTACATATAACAATGGTGCTGATTATTACCCGGGCATGGTCGTTTCATATGCAGGATTTTTATGGATCCGTATTGGCGAAGCAAATCCAGGCTACCCCCCATACGAGGGAAGTCCTTACTGGCAAGTATTCTTAGGTGCAAATGGTGCACAAGGAGATACTGGTCCAACTGGTCCGCAAGGTGAACAGGGTTTAACTGGTCTCGAGGGTTCAACTGGTGATACTGGTCCAACTGGTCCGCAGGGTGCGGCTGGACCTACTGGTCCGCAAGGACCTCAAGGTGAAACAGGTCGTGCGTTTACCCTGCATGGAACCGTAAGCTTAATTGTTGACCTTCCAACTACAAATAATTTTGCTGGTGACGCATACATCGTTGAAGAAGACGGTGGTCATATCTGGGTATGGAACGATGAACTTGCTATATGGGAAGATGCGGGACAGCTTGTAGGCCCTACTGGTCCTACCGGGCCTACTGGTCCAGCATCTGTAGTTCCGGGACCTCAAGGAAAGTTTGCCTACACCTCTGAAACCGCTCCGTTATCAGCAAATGATGGTGATGCTTGGTTCAACCCCACTGATGGTTCTGCATATATTTGGTATGACAATTATTGGATTGAGGTTGGCGCTGCCCCTGTTGGACCTACGGGACCAACCGGACCTGCTGGCCCCATTCAGGATATTATTCCAGTAATTGTTTCTGCATTTGACCATGCGAATCATCAAGGACTTACCGTAACATTCGATGAGGCAAGTTCTGAAGTTCGCATCATCTCAGATGTTGCGTTTATTGAGGCAGTTGCCTTAGCGGGACTATAAGGAGATCCAGTGCCAATTAATCCAGATTTTTCCAACCTTGAGGCGATTATCACCTCCAAGGTTGAGTCTGTTGCTACAAATATTGATAATAAAGACCTTCTAATCCAAATGAAGGCTTTGGAGGCGGCAGTAGCCAACCTAGCCCTTACCAGAGTTATCGCAGAAGGTACTTACCAACAGGGTCAGGTAACGAACTCTGCTAACAACGCTATCACGACCCTCAATACCGGTGTTACAACTGCCCAGACAAACCTAAACGGTATCGTAACTACCGCAACATCTAACCTAAATACCGCAGCAACTACGGCAATCAATAACTTTAATACAGTTTCTGGTGAAGTTCTTGACACTATTAATGAACTGCTTGCGGATCTTGGAGATACAAACACCCAGGATATTATTGATCTTGTCACAGCTAGCCTTGGACAGATTACTACAGCGGCAAATAACGCTACCGGAGCCCTTACTCAGTTACAACAAGACGCGGTATCGGTAATTTCAAGTACGGGAACTACAGCGGTCGGCAACGTTAACGATGCTCGGGATGCCTCCCTTACTGCCGTTTCTGGGGCACAAACCACCGCAATCTCAGGAATTAACACAGCTAGAGATACAGCTATCGCTGCAGTTAGCGCCTCTGGAGACGCTACCGCACTGATAAACTTTATTCGAAACGATAGATGGCTTGGATTGAATATCTTTGCCCCTACCAATGTTTCGGGTAATTAGGGGGTACAAATGAAGTTTTCCACTTATACTAACTTGATGGGTCGCACCCTCGAAGGAGAAATCTAATGCCAACATACACAGCTCTTAATACGCAAATCGATGCGGTTAAAGCCGAAATTACCCAGTCGCTTGCGGCGAGCACGTATACAGCTCAAGACTTGGTTTATATTGCCAAGACACTTGAGACTTTAGGTAACCTACTTGGCATCAACGATTTAGCTGCTGCATCAGTAGATGCTCAAGCAGCTCTTAACAACCAACTTGAAGCTATCCTTGACGGTACCGCACCAGCTAACGTAGGTAAGCTATATGTTGGTGGAGATGCTCAAGACTTTGAAGTTACAGCAGGTTTGCAAAACCCAGCGATCATTACATCTATTGATTCTGATGACTATGCTCAGATTGCTTTCCAAAATTCAGGTGACGGTGCCTTCTCTTCAACAGACTTTATTGCATATGCTGAAAATGGAACCGACAATGCCGGTTACATTGATATGGGTATCACATCATCAACATTTAATGACCCAGACTTTACAATTACAGGCCCTAACGACGGCTACATCTTTATGGAAGCCCCAGTTGTTCTTACCGCATCTGTAAACGGAAAAGAACTTACAAATAACGTAGCTAAGCTTTACACAACAACTGAGCACGGTTTCCGTGTAGGTATGCCTCTTGTAATTACTGGCGTAGACGGAATTTTTAACGGAAGTTATGTTGTTCTTGGAACACCTACAGTAACAAGCTTTACATACACCAAGACTAACGCAGACATTGGGTTTACCCCAGTAAGTCCTGTTGGAACAGCAGTAGCTGGTCGTACAGGTAAGGGTAACCTTGTTCTTGCAACTAGCGGTAACGGTACTGAAAATCGTATTGTTTTTGCTGCAGGCGGTCTTGCATCTGACAACAAGCAGATGATCATTATTCCAGATCAGCAAGTTCACATTGAAATTGATACTGAGTCTACTTCTCCACAAACTGGTGCACTTCGTGTAGCTGGTGGTCTTGGAGTTAGTGGAAACGTAAACGTAGCCGGTGATGTAAACATCGCAGGTACCATCTCGTTCTCAGGTGGCGGAACAACTGTTGAGACAGCAAATATCTCTGTGGTTGCTCCTTCGATCTTCGTAGCTCAGGATAACCCAGCTAACCTTCTTGACTTCTCATTTATTGGTGAGTATATCAACAACGGAACCAAGTACACATCTGTGTCTAAGGACGCAACAGACGGAGTATGGAAGTTCGTATCTGGAATCACCTCTAAGCCTACAAATACAATCAACTACTCTCAAGCAGGGTTAGCATATGATAGTATTAAAGTAGCCCAGGTTGAGCTCGCTGCCGAACCTACACTTGCTGCACACGCTGCAAGTAAAGCATATGCCGACACAAAGATTAACGACGCATTCGTCGCTAACCTTATGGCGGTAATCTAATAAGTTTAATCCTGGCCAGGGATTATTTGACGCTACCACGGAGGTAACAAAGTAATGGCTAATAACGTAAAGAAACTAGCTCGAGGTTCAGTAGCAACTACTGAAGCGACAGTCTATTCAACTCCTGGCTCAGGTCAGGCAGTAGTAACAAATATCGTACTAACTAACACAACTGGTGCAGCAATCACCGCAACAGTTAAATTAGCAACCGTCGAAGTTTTGGCAGGCGTATCTATCGCAGCCAACGGAGTCTTTGCTTTTGACCTCCGCCAAGTTCTAGACGCAAACGAAGCAGTCTCAGCAGTTGCTTCTGCAGCTGGACTTAAGCTTCATATTTCAGGTATGGAGGTCACTGCTTAATCATGGGAATTCTAAATTATCCAGATAGCGCTAGTGCTTCTGGTACAGGTGCGGGTACATTACTCTACACCTTCGTCCCAGCAACTAACGCAGAGTACTTAACCCCTCTACTTTCAGATGATGCTGTTTACACACTTACAGTTAACTCTTCTGATCCACAGCGCAACACAGGCATCTCTGTTGAGATCTTTACATCAGCAAGTACCTCAGTTCCTGCTGAAATGGTTACTGTTTTTAATGATAAGCCAGTAACTTTCCCTAAGGCAATTACTAAGATTAGAGTAATCAACGGATCACTTTCAACAGAAGACATGACTTCTTCTGTATATGGTGGAAAGTATGAAATCAACGGCCTTGCTAACTACTCAGTTCTTTCAATTCGTAAGTTTGCAAAATCAACCCCTCTTCGTTCTGGTACAGACAACGACTCATCACTTGGTGACGTAACTGTTCACGTAGAGCGTGGAGCAGACTGGTCTGACCCATCAACTGGTGGTCTTGGAACATTCTTCCAGGGCGGTCTTACACGTAACGGTGAAGACGGATACGGTTGGGGATTTGGTCGTCGCTACCTCGGTTGGTCTTATAACTGGAACCACACAGGCGTTTACCGCGTCTCTAACAACTACCTAACAGGTCGTTCAGGCCCAGCTACAAACGATGCGCCAACTAACGGTGGTCAGGGTGTTACATCTAACGTTAAGACTTGGCAGTATAAGCCACTGAACTCACAGACTTGGGTAACTCTTGCCCCAATTCCTAATGAAATTCAGTACTACAGCCCAACTAACCAAGATGAAAATCAGGCAGTTGTATCACAGGCTCACATTTACGATACAGAACTAGTTACTTACGTAATGTTCCGTAAGCGTAATACCCCTATTACAACACAGCAGACTATTGCTGGTCAGACTGGTTTCTTCAATCAACTTCTCTACAAGTACACAAAGGCAACAAATACTTGGACAGCAATTGGTGCTTACAACATCACAACTTGGGGAGATCCATCACACGCTTGGTCTCACCGTCGCTTCTTTATTGCATCAGATCAGTCAGGTAACCAGTACCTATTCCCTTGGGAAATGGATCGTACCTCAAACACATTCTGGCGCTATAACCTATCAACAGGTGTTCGTAGCCAGGCAACTGACTCAACAATCGGTTGGTCTGAAGGTACATATGTAAATGGATACTTCTTCGTATCACCTACAACAGGTATCGGTAACACCGATGCTTCTGGTACTGACTATCAGGTTTATAACCCATTGACTAACTCATGGTCATCTATTGCTCCACCAACACGTACTGCAACAAACGGTACTACTGAAGCATCTACATGGATGCGTGGTGGAACTGTGTTCCGCTATAGCTCAACTCAGGTTGGTGTTATCGGTCGCCGTACCTATACATCTAACAACACCACTCCAGCTAACAACGACCGTTTTTATGGACGTCGTTTCTGGATCTATGACTTTACACAGTCTGTAGGAGCTAACTGGATTGATAAGTCAGCTGATCTAGGTAACTACTACCCACACATCATGCGTCCTTCATCCTCTGTTGATAACAGCCGCTTTGTATACCAGCCATTTACATCTGACTGGGATGGTCGTTTCTTGACTATCAACAACGGTGAATCTACTGGTGTATCACGTGGTAACTATGAGTACGTAAACGTTAAGAAGCCAAAGCAAGTAACTTTGCTTGGTCAGACAGGTAAGCACCGCGGTGAAATGTCCGTTGGTTCTCACTCAGTTCTAGCGTTTGCTCATATGCGTACAGTTGAAACTTCACCAGTTACGTACCAAACTGAAGGTACGTTTGACTTTGGTGGGGAAACATTAGATGGTCGTACCTCTTGGGGTATGGAACTTGTGTACGTGGATGGAACTATCATGTACGGACCACAAAACTTCTGCCCTCAGAACGTTATTTACAACCCAACACGCAACGTTTACTATGCGTCCGGTTGGGAATACGTTCGTTCTAAGTACGTAACTACAACTACCGCTGCTCAGTGGGCTCGAGTTTCATACGTTATCGATGAAAAGTCCGGTGTTCACGGAAATACATCTACAACTTTCCAAAGAGTAGATTCTGATTTCTATTCAATTTCTGGTAACCGTGGTGCACAGGAAGCCGTATCATCGGGTCTTGCATACAATGACGTGCTTCACTTCCACCGTCCGTATAACTATGATGGCTGGGTTGTTGCTAACTTGGCTGTTGGTAATGATGGTGAAGTTGGTGCATATACTGAAATGTTATTCGCTAACTACCTATGGGATAACGACGTCCCAGGAACAAACTCCGCCCGTACTACTCAGCGCCTTACAGGCTGGATCTCTTCTAGCCGTTCATGGCAGGTAGTTCAGTGGGGTAAGGGCGTACGTAACCAGTTCGGTATCCCAGAAGGAACCCTATTCTGGAATGGTCAGCGCTTGGTAATGTACAACCAAAAGAATGTACAGTACCCATTCTCTAACTCAATTACTGCTCGTGACCGTGATGAAACTGTTGCTCGTCACCTTGGCTTCCGTACAATCTACACAACACCATCTGTAGGTCCGTACACAACACACACATACTACGGAACACCTCACGTATGGCGTGATGAGAAGCGTGCAATCTGTCAAAACTCAACAATGGAGACCTACTACGTCTTTGACCTAGAGAATCTCTATACACGTGAGCCAAAGATTATCAACTCACACCTTCCAATCGAAGGTATGGAAACACCTTCTAACTCAGCCGGTAACTCTGCGACAATTGGTAACAACTCAACTCGTTGGCAGAAGAACGCAGCAAACGTTGGTGGAGTTGAAATTATCTACGGTCACGTAGATTACACAGGTTACCGCTCATGGTACAACGACGGTATTTACATCGTCCGTGACTATCCAGTACCTTCATCCCTACTAGACGACAAGAATAACTAAGGAGATAACATATGGCTCTGTCATTTGAAGTCAACAAGGATAAGACTGTAACTATCTACAACGATGACACCATCTTCTCTCACCAAGCAGATGATCCTGATGTAGAAGGCTACGAAGTTTTTGCAACCAAGGCTCGTGCAGAAGAGTGGGCTACAGCAGCTATCGCTCGATACGAGGCTGAAATTGCTGCAGCTAAGCTAGCCTCTGAAGAGGCTAATGCCGCGGCAGAAGCTGAGTTTGCTCGCAACAATGCAGCATTTGATGCAGATACATCTGCAATGGATGCCGCTGTTGAGTCTGACTCAGGTAACTAAACAACGCAATTACTATAGTATGATAGGCAGGTTAACAATAGTTAACCTGCCTATTGTGCATTGGAGAATAATATGAAAAATGTGGTATTAGCTGTTATTGGATCTAAAGGTAAAGTAAGTATAGACTTTGCGGCATCACTTAACAGAACAGCTGCTATGGCAGCTGAAAAAGGCGTATATATACACTTTGACTATGTGGATGAGTTTACGTCAGGGGTATCCACATCTCTTCAAAAAAACATCATTGCTAATCGTGTTTTAGGATCAAAAACCGCAGATGCGTTATTTTTTATAAACCCTAACCTCTCATGGTTACCACAAGACTTTTTTACCTTGACTGAATACAGTGGGGATGGAATTATATCTGGAGCCTATGTAGACTCTTTTAGAGAGATTGAGTCTTATGCAATTAGGCTGTCCAATTATGACGATGTTATGGATGGGTTATCTAAAGCTGACTTTTTTTCTATGGGTTTTGTTTATATACCAAAAAAGGTTTTGCAAGGGTTGACACAGTTTGTTGAAAAATTAGGTGATGATGAGGACAACGAGGCTTTCTACCTATTCTTTAAAGAAACTGTAAAGAACAACCTGGTCTTTCAAGAAGATCACTACTTTTGCGACATAGTTAAAACTTCCGGGTTTGATCTTCTTGTAGACCCTACGGTGAACTGTACAAACAACGCTCTAGTTTCTCTTCGCACCGACTACCTGGATTACCTAAAAAGGTCTTGGGTGGGCAAAATGGGTGAGGAAAACGCTAAGGATATGACCCAAAACTAAAGAAATATAGACGTATACTACCTTAAACGATATATAGGGGATCCATGGCAATCGATTTTCCAAATAACCCAACGGTTAACCAGCAGTTTACTGTTGGTCAAACTACTTGGTATTGGACTGGCGCTGTCTGGAGACTTCTAATATCTGAGGGCGTACAAGGAGATTTGGGTCCTACAGGACCAACAGGACCTATAGGTCTTACTGGACCTACCGGACCAACTGGACCTATATCCACTGTTCCAGGACCTACAGGTCCAACCGGTTCAACTGGCCCGGTATCAACAGTACCTGGACCAACAGGTCCAACTGGCGCAACTGGTCCAGAGAATACAAACATCGATGGCGGTATGGCAAACACTGTTTACGGTGGAGGTATTACCATCAACGCAGGAAACGTATTAGGAGTTTAAATGGCAGTTAAGATTCAATTTAGACGTGGTACTGCTTCCGAGTGGACTGCCGCCAACCCAATTCTTTCCCAAGGCGAAGCTGGTTACGAATACGACACAGGTCGTTTTAAAGTAGGTAACGGCTTAACACCCTGGAACACTCTCCCATACTCTTCTGGTGTAACAGGTCCAACAGGACCTAGCGTTACCGGACCTACAGGTCCAACGGGCGCAGCATCTACAGTTACCGGACCAACAGGTCAGCAAGGACCACAAGGACCAACTGGTCCACAAGGAATTACTGGACCTACTGGTGCAACTGGTTCTACAGGACCAACTGGTCCAACGGGTTCTGTTGGCCCTACCGGTCCAACTGGTGCTACTGGTGCAGCATCTACGGTTACTGGTCCAACAGGACCAACTGGCGCACAAGGGCCTCAAGGCGTACCTATTAAACTTAAGGGAAGTGTCCCTGCAGTAGTAGATCTTCCACCAACTGGGAACGTACTCAATGATGCATACATAGTAGATGCTGATGGCGACATCTATGTTTGGAATAGTACTTCTTGGTATAGCGCTGGACAAATAGTTGGCGCAACAGGGCCAACAGGTTTAACTGGTGCTACTGGTCCTCAAGGAATCACTGGGGATACTGGACCAACCGGTCCATCAGGAATAGTTTCTGTAACAGGCCCTATAACAAACTCTGGTACATCTACTTCTGCAATTATTGGCATAGATCAGACAACCCTATCTATTGCAAATACTCAAGTAACTGGTCTGGGTACATCCTCAACTAAAGATATTCCAGCAACCGGTGATGCATCAAATACCCAGGTAGTTTACGGAACAGATAGTCGACTTACAAATACTAGAACTCCTACGGATGGGACAGTCACTACTGCTAAAATTGTAGATCTAAACGTAACCACAGGTAAGATAGCAGACCTTGCAGTTACTACAGAAAAGATTATGGACTTAGACGTTACTACCGCTAAGTTAGACTATCAAAGCGTTACCACAGATCGTCTAGCTAATCTAGCTGTTACTACAGAAAAACTAGCTGATCTCAGCGTTACATCAGCAAAACTTAATGGAGATGCTTTCTTAACCCTTGCCGGAAATCTAAACCAAAGCTTATCTGTGGTGGATGTAACCCCGCGTATGGGTAATAGCAGCGCTACCTTAACTAGTGGAAACGTATACTTTACCTTCTTTAGCCCGCTATGGTCATCACTAGTTAACTCTATTAGTGTGGCTTCAGCTACTGTCCTTACCTCTGGAACTTCACTAATTAGATTTGGTTTGTATACGTTCAATGAATCTACCGGAGAAGCTACGTTGGTAGCTAGAACTGCAGCTTCTACTACCATCTTTAATAGTGCTAACACATTAGCTACTCTTATATTTAGTAATGCCGGGGGATTCCCAGCAACTTACACTCTGGTACCTGGAACTCGATATGCTTTGGGTGTAATTGTAGTTGCTTCTACTCCAGGAAGCGTATACACCGCAAATCCACAGCCTCTGGTTTTATCATCCCTATCACCTAGAACTACTGGTGTAGTGGGTGGTCAGACAGATCTACCAACAACAACTACTGTAACCGCAGCGTCTACTGTGGCAGTATGGGGAAGGTTTAGAACAACATGAGTGAGTCAAGAATAAGCTTAGGTATTAACGAAGACGGGTCTGAAACTTTTGAGCTTCGAGATGAGTCTGACGTCGTGATAGGATACGAAACAGTATATTCAGCTGAATAATTTGGAGCATCATGAGGGTAGCGGTCTACACAATAGCGTTAAATGAAGAGCAATTTGTACGGGATTGGTATGAAAGTGCTAAAGAAGCTGACTACCTACTTATTGCTGACACTGGTTCTACTGATGGCACTGTTGCCCTTGCTAAAAGTCTTGGGATCAATGTAGTTGAAATTTCAATCAAACCTTGGAGATTTGATGATGCTCGTAATGCATCATTAGCCTATCTACCCAACGATATTGATTACTGCATATCTCTTGACATGGATGAGGTTTTAGTCCCTGGTTGGAGAGCTCATCTAGAATCTGTCCCAACACAAACAACTAGACCTAGGTATAAATATACCTGGAACTGGACGGTGGACGGGAAACCTGGATTACAGTACGGTGGGGATAAGATCCACTCACGGCACGGGTATCGCTGGAAACACCCCGTGCATGAAGTGTTAATGTGTGATCGGTTAACGCAGGTTGAGAATTGGATTGATTTAGAAATCCACCATCACGCAGACAACTCTAAACCTAGATCGCAGTACCTACCTTTGCTAGCACAGTCTGTGTTAGAAGACCCAAGCGATGATAGGAATGCCTTCTATTATGCTAGGGAACTATTCTTTTATGGTCAGATAGATGAGTCTATAAAAGAGTTTGAACGTCACCTAGGGCTTCCAAGAGCGGTGTGGAAACCTGAACGAGCCGCATCTATGAGGTACCTTGCAAAGATGCACACTGGCCAAGATAGAGAAGAGTGGCTAAAGAAAGCGCACAAGGAGGATCCTAATAGACGGGAGCCTTTGGTAGAGCTGGCCCAGTACTACTATGAGATTAAGGCTTGGACAGCCTGCTATCAGGCGGCTAATTTAGCCCTGGATATTAAAGAAAAGCCCCTTGACTATCTATGTGAAGAGTTTGCTTGGGGATATGCTCCCTGGGACTATGCAGCCATTTCATACTACAATCTAGGAAACTTTGAGAAAGCCCTGCAATATGGGTCCAAAGCTGTAGAATTAAACCCAGAAGATACGCGTTTGATATCTAATCTAGCTTTTTATTCTAAGGAGAGCCCTAATGGCGACAACATATAAGATCCTTGCTCAAGCTGCCCCATCGGCTACTACTCCTACACTTTTGTATGGTCCTGTGGGTACCGGAATCTCAACGGTAATGTCCACCATTGCTATTTGCAATAGGGGTGCCACATCCCTCACCTACCGCATATCTTTGCGTCAGGCTGGAGAAGCGGACACCGCAAAGCAATATTTGGTTTATGATGCAACTCTAGGGGCAAACACCACTGCCACATACACTTTGGGCGTTACCCTTGCAGCATCTGATTCTGTATATGTATATGCCTCTTCCGCAAACGCTACCTTCCAAGCATTTGGTTCGGAGATTGCATAATGGCTGTACAGATAAACGGCCAAGAAGTTGGCCCAATTAAGTTTACAGATAACCTGGCAGGTAGGACTATCCATGTCGGTCAAACAGCACCTGTAAACCCGATTGACGGAGATGTTTGGATTGATGCTGATGCGTTAAACAACGCCGGTAAAAATTTAATTCAAACTATTGATTTAACCACTGGGGGATCAACAAAGTCTTGTACCGTCAGTTCAGACTATAAAGATGTGGCTATTATAATCAGGGGGTTGAACATTAGCGCTAACGCCTCTATGACCGTTCGCCTAAATGGAGACAGCACCAATTCCTACTCAGATTCAGCTGGTGCCTCTCAAACCGCACTTTTTAATGTTGACGGTATTAAGGCTGGCGTAATAACTAACCTAGTAAAGTTGTCCATAGAAGACGCTGTAAACAGCACTACCTCTAAAATAGCAAAGCTAGAGGCATTATATACAGGTAGTGCAACAAATGTACCTAGACTATTTTTAAGTTGGTCTGCTTATATACCAACAACCGCATTAACATCAGTAGTATTAACCTTGTCCACCGGATCTTTTGCTGGCGGTACCGTACTAGTATATGGAGTGAACTAATGGGATTAAGACGTTGGAATAGATCTACCTCAACTTGGGAGTCTTTTGGCACACCACAAGTAAACCCTGCATCTATTGGTGCAGCTGCAGCTACTCACGCTGTTCAGCATTCTCTTGGAGGATCTGATTACATTGCGCCTACCTCAATCGGTGCAGTATCACAAGTTGCTGGCTCTGTAACCTCTGCACCTACAAACTCAGCTGTAGTACGAAATATTTTTACATCCACCTCCACTCCTTCAGGAGGAAGCGATGGGGATGTCTGGCTGAAATATAGCTAATCCATGGCCACGTACATCAAGGTAAATGGTACTTGGCAAACTGTATCTGGTGATACTGCAGGTGTTTGCGGGTATGTAAAAGTAGACGGAACTTGGCGCAGCGTAACTAACACCTATGTAAAAGTTGACGGC